CCTGCATCTATGAACTGCAAACTGCAGAATCATATGGTGTGTTAAGGCTAACATAGCCCAGGAACTTAAGGCCCCCATTGGTTGCCCAACAGAGTATTTGTAGGTACCAGGTTTCAAATCAGGATATTGATCCGTGATTTTAGAACTGTTTAACACATAATCTCTTTCTACTAACAGATTTCGCCAAGCATCACTTAATGCTTTAGAAAATAGCGTCGTTAATACACTTTGTTGTAAAACAATAGGTAAACGATCCGTGGCTGAGCTTAGGTCAACTGACCAAGCATGACCACGTCGCAACGCTTTCTCCATAGATCGCGAAGCCGAAGCATCTTGATCCAAGGTTCCATCGTTAGGTAGAGCCCCTAATATTCGAAATAAATACGAATGTAAGGGTTTTAAGAATGACTGTGTCCAAACATCGACTATAGCGAAAACTCTAAGTTTTCCGGCCGCTTCCTCTTTTAGAGAAAGTTGACCCCCTTTTAGACGAACGTCTGAAGGGCTAGCGAATGTCCACGTTCTTTTATCCGGTAGGAACGTTCTTCGAACTTCCCCTCCATTATCTTCTGCACAAAATGCCATATTCCCTTTAACTGGAATACGGGCCCCTTTTGTAAGTGCTTGAAATAGATATTCGGTATAATTATCGAGTTTTCTAAACAAGACAAAAGATTTTGATGCTATAGCATATTGTTTAAATAAGTTATAAGTATCAGCATCTTGGACTATCCAACACAAATCGGATAGTACGGAAGACATGGCAACTCCAGCATTTGTACTGGCAGATCTTGACTTAACAATGTAAGAGGCAGATATTGACGATTTTGAGGGTAAATACTCTCTCAATAATCTCTTCATATTTTCGGATATAAAGGTATCAAATTCATCAAGTATACTTTGCTGTCCTGAATAAGGATCAGTAATGGTATTTAACTTGGGTGAAAGTGGTCCTTCTATAATTCGATAAAGATTGAACAATGTCAACCAGAATCTTATAACACTAACATTACCATTTCGTATCGATCTTCGATCTTGCGATTTGATAATAAACGGGATTCCATTATGGAGTCTCGGAAGTGGCATAGAAGGTTCTGCGTCTCTTAACGATTTGTAAGGAGATCCAGCAAGGAAACGTTGTAATGCGACTGATGAAGCTTTCATCCACTTAATTGTGTATGAAGTTCCATGACATTTATTCATTTTTAGAATAAATTGTCCAAAGTTATGTATAGTTTTAACTCGAGAGGCAACTTTTACTCTATTAAAGATAATCGAGGAAATTTTCCAAGAATATTTTAATAAAATAGATAAGAATCCTTTCGAATCCTTAAGCGAAAACATAGACTTAGGTGTATCAACCGTTAATCTTTTGAGGGATTTAGGATTTATATTAAATATAAATTTCTTCATCTTTTATTATGATTATGGTTGGCTAAG